CCGATGAGAGTTACCATCCCACGTAGATATTCGCTTCTCAGCGACGTGGATCCACACAACCCCATTAGCGTCCATAGGACCAAACAAGCGGTTAGACTTGTCTATCCGAGACACACAGTAACGCCACGCATCACGGTAACGCTTATCGCTAAGCATCCCTTCAGTTTGGCGAGTGGAGTGTTGACGTATCGTGTTGGCTTGGATCATCCAATCAAAACACGTCTGCGGCTCTTCTTTGAGGAAGAGGGGGCGCACATTAAGGCCACGAAAGAAGTCCTCGCCACAGGATTCCCTGAAGGAACCTGTAGCAAATGACTTCCTGACGTTGACTTTGAAGCCGACATATGAGAAAATCTCCGTAACTCGAGAAAAGATCCTCGAATCGCAGATAATATCATCCCCATACACCGACACGTCTAAGTCAGAACCCGCTTCAGCTGCAACTGCTCGCGTCAGAGCCCAAAATATCAGGGACTCCAACTCGAAAGTAAACCCGTTACCCATTGAAGAGAACTTTTCCCAAAAGAAGGTTCTCCCTTTGTAGGTACCGAACTTACTCCGCGCGATATCCAGCAACTGGAACCACGCTGGCGGCAGCAACATCCGCACAAGCTCCAAGGAGATTGTGTCACTCGCACTTTCGAGATCGATTGTGCAAAGCGACCCATCGACGGACCCTTGGCGGGCCAATCGACGGTTTTTCCCTTGGTCAGACAGGTCGACACCGTGTTTCCGCAGTTTCCTGCGTATCACTGAGCCGATCCCCTTTTGGAGGAAACTGTTCACCGTCGGTTCGACGGCTATAGCTCTGTCAGTCTTTGAGTTCTTCGGAACGAAAGCGACGCGATTGCCCCGAACGACGTTTAAGCCGTATGGAATCAAAGAGCAGGGGATGTTCATCCCTGTCTCGTCATCCACGGCCCCGAGTATTACCGAGGGCCACGGGCGCCACGCATTTACTACGTGGTGAGCAACCGCTTGTAGATCTGGAGTCACGTCAGGGACTGACGTGAATTTGTCGTAACCAGTGGTCCGCCTTCCCTTACAGGATGACGACACACCAGGACCCCAACCGCACGAATCAAGGATCTGATCGTACGGAACTTCACCCAGAACTGACGCAA